GCTGACTTGATACTTGACATCATGGACGCAGCCCTAGCCCAACATATGCGGGGTGAGGTATGACAGACACAAACTCACCATGCGTAGGGTGTGAGCACTCAAAGCTGTGTTTAACTGAGAAGTTAGCTTGTGACCAGTATAGGCACTACGCATCTCTAGGTTACTACCGAAACAAGAGTAAAAATGTAGGCAAATCCAGGATTCCTAACAAAGAGGATTATAATATGATTTATTCTAATGCCAATACGTTATAAGTAACCATTCACGGCATTGACAAAACTGCTCAATATCTATACAATAAACCTCAACGGCCCCTTCATTGGGGCTTTTTTACATTAGTAATATAATGAGGTGGTAAGATGAAGTGTGCAGTGTGCGATAAACTACTAAACGAATACGAAATAGGAAGGAAACACCCAGCAGGTTATGTAAATGCTGGCGAGTACAGCGATACCTGTACAGATTGTACTGAATCGATAAGTGATATATTATTTATTGACTCAATCGATGAAGATATAGATAAGACATAATGAAAAAAGGAAGGAAACACTAAGAGAAGTAGAGAAGGGTAAAGAGATATAGATATTTTGTATAAGTATTTATGTTTCTTTGCGCTTCTTTACGCTTCCTGAGAAACTGCATTATAATAAAACCTCAAAAACCCGTCAATGCCACTCCCTAAAATAAATTAATTTAAATATATCGTAAATAAAGCTTGACTTACCTTGTTGGGGGCTTTACTGTGGAGCTGTACTTAACAAACAGGCAAAGAGGATTACAAAATGCAATGCGATATATGTTGTGGTGATATGTTTAAGACTCTAGGTGGTGATTACTGTACTTGTGAAGAATGTGGTGAGATCGCTGAAGTTAGAGACCACTTGTTCCAGCAAGCAATACCCAATGATGAGTATGAGGAGTGGAGTGCTTCAATAGAGTTGAACTTTAATGATTAAAGAAAGTGGTATCTGCCTGCGTAAGGAAGCCTGTACTAACTGTGGTAGTAGTGATGCCAAACAGGTTTACTTACAGCAGGACGATACAGAGACAAGTTGGTGCTTTGCTTGTTGTACCTTTGTTGGTAGTGACGAGCAAGCAGTTAAGCAAGAGGAAGGATACAGTGAGAAAGATTATATGACAGTCAACCCTGAGAAGTTACCAACCCTAGCCATACCAGACCGTGGGTTGAGTAAAGAAACAGCTGAAGTGTTCGGGGTCACTGTAGCTGTGTCGCCCGTAGACGGTAAGACAATCACCCACCACTACTACCCAGATAGGTTGAATGGTAAGGTAGTGGGCCACGAGGTGCGCTCTTGTGAGGACAAGAAGTTCACATCCATAGGGGATCGCAAAGGGGCTTTAGACTTTTGGAACCAATGCAATACAACAAGTGGACGTAAGTTGTTTATAACTGAGGGTCGTATAGACGCTATGTCCCTGTATCAGGTTATCGCTGACTTTACCCCACCTAAGTATAAGTCCTACCTCCCCAACGTAGTGTCCCTTACAAGGGGTTCTAGCGGGGTTGTGAAGGACATAATGAATAACATAGACTTTCTTGGTAAGTATGAGGAGGTTATCCTTTGTTTCGATCAGGATGCAGCAGGTCACAAAGCAGTTAAGGAGGCTCAGAAAGTATACCCATTGGCTAAGGTTGCTACTTTCAGTGAGAACGACCCTAGTGATATGCTAATGCTTAACAAGGGCAAGGAGCTATACCAAGCGTGTGTGTGGGACTCTAGGGTGCAGCGCATGGGTGAGGTGGTTGACATCCATGACATCCTTGAGAACGCTATGCTGAAGCCTGAGATGGGTATTAGTTTCCCTTGGCCTACAGTTACTAGAGCCTGTTTTGGGATACGCCCTCACACTATCCACATTGTAGGGGCTGCCCCCAAGATTGGTAAGACAGACCACCAGCATCAGTTGGTTCACCACCTGGTTTTCAATGAGGGTGTGAAGGTTGGTATGTTTGACCTAGAGAACAGCCCCGTTAAGACTGCTAAGAAACTGGCAAGTAAGGAGGCTAAGACAGACTTTACACGCCCTGATAATAACTATGATGATGAACTGCTACGCAATTCCTTGATGTCGTTAGAGGGTAAGGTTAGATTCTATGACCGCTGCGCTAGCAGGGATTGGAGTGACATAGCAGTTGCCATCAAAGAGATGCACCTACTGGATGGTATCAACATCTTCATCGTTGACCCTCTAACCGCATTGGTGTCTAGGTACGCATCATCTGAGGCTAACGACAGGTTGAATGAGATCGCTACTGACATGGCTGACCTTGTGCAGAATTACCCTATAACTATCTTCAACTACTCACACGTTAACCCAAAGACAAAGGGTACTAAACCACACGAGACAGGTGCCAAGGTGTACAGTTCAGAGTTCACTGGTTCAAGGGCAATGGAGAAGTGGTTTCACTACGGGCATGGTATCTCAAGGGATCGTACTGATGAGTGTCCACCAGAAGATAAGAATATGTCCCAGTTCTATATGTTATTCGATAGAGACTTTGGACAGGGCTACAACTGTGATGTATACTTTGATGAAGCAACTGTAACATACTTAGAACCTAAGCGGAGGCTGTGATGGACACAGTAGTAGACATAGAGACAGACGGTATTGATGCCACTAAGATACATTGCTTGGCTTACAACGCTGTTGAGTTAGGGTCAGGTGTGTACACAAACTACAGCACTATGGGGCTATTGATGTCTGGAGAGGAGGGTGTGCGTAGAATCATAGGGCATAACTTCCAGAGATATGACAAGCCAACCCTTGAGCGCATACTGGGTATAGATATAAAGTACCAGATCGTGGATACCCTAGCCCTGTCATGGTACTTATACCCAGAGGTTACCCGTCATGGCTTGGCCGATTGGGGTGAGTACTTTGGTGTACCTAAGCCTGTGATAAACGATTGGGAGAACCTAAGTACAGAGGAGTACATCCACCGCTGCAAAGAGGATGTGCGTATCAACACCCTGCTATGGGAGAAGATACACGCTGACCTACTTGCACTGTACGGGTCTGAAGAAGGGGCTAACCATTTAATCAAATACTTAACATTTAAGATGGAGTGTGCTGAGAGGCAGGAGAATAACCGCTGGGCTGTTAACGTAGAAGGGGCTACTACCTTACTAGATGAGATACAAACGGCCTATAAAGACAGTACAGAGGCTCTCAAGGGGGTCATGCCGTTAGTCCCTAAGATGGCTGTTAGGAAGAGGCCTGTTAACCGGTTTAGGATGGATGGTAGTAAGACATTAAACAATATTAAGTGGGAAGAACTATGTGAGGAGCATGGGCTAGACCCAACATCTGAATCAGCTAAGGTAAAGGTTGGGGATGTGGAACCAAATCCTGGTTCAAGCGTACAGGTTAAGGATTGGTTAGACAGTTTGGGGTGGGAACCAGCTACCTTTAAGTTTGAAGGTGACCGTAGCATCCCACAAGTAAAGAGAGGGGACGACCTATGTAAAAGTATTGTTAGAATGATTGCAAACAACCCAGAGGTACAGCACTTAGAGACATTAACAATTCAGAAGCACCGGATTGATGTACTAAAGGCGTTGCTCGACGCGCAACAGGGTGGGTTTGTTAAGGCTGAGATACAGGGATTAACTAATACCCTACGATTCAAGCACCGTAAGCCTTGTGCTAACATCCCCTCGCTGCGTAAGCCATACGGTAAGGAGATACGGAGCCTGTTTATGGCACGTAAGGAAACCAGTGAGTTGTGTGGGGCTGATATGTGCAGCCTTGAGGACAGGACTAAGCAGCACTACCTGTGGGCCTATGATCCAGACTATGTTAGGGACATGATGGCTGAGGACTTTGACCCACACCTTGATCTGGCCCTGTCATCCGGTGCTGTTAGTGCTTGGGATGTTAAGGACTACAAGCAAGGAAACGAAGACAACATAGGCCACACTAGACACCTATATAAGGGAGGAAACTACGCCTGTACTTACGGGTCAGGTGCAAAGGGGTTAGCAAGGCAGCTTGGCATTAGTGTAAAGGATGCAAGCAAGATACATAAATCGTACTGGAAAAGGAACTGGTCTATTAAAGCAGTAGCCAAGGACGCAATAATCAAAGTAGTACAGGGTAAGTTGTGGTTATGGAACCCAGTCTCAGAATTATGGTACTCTTTACGCAATGAGAAGGATATATTTAGCACGTTGAATCAAGGCACAGGGGTTTATTGTTTTGATTTATGGATTTATTTTATACAAAAGGAGAGAAAACAGTTGACAGCACAGTTCCATGATGAAATAATACTCGAAGTACATAAGGGCCGCAGGGATTCGATAACTGATTTACTAAAGAGGGCAGTACACAAAGTTAATAAAACTTTGAAGTTAAACAGAGAGCTAGATGTAGATGTAAAATTTGGGTCAACGTACGCAGACATTCACTAATTTATTAAAGAGAGATATTTAAAGATGGCTATTCAACGCAAATCAGCACAAACAGAGAGCAGTTCAGATTTCATTAACATGAAACCCGGTGAGTATGATGCACGTCTAGTGTACGTTGCAGACCTAGGGTTACAAGAGCGCAACTATCAGGGTGAGGATAAGACCCCAGCGCAGCAGTTAGCACTTGGTGTTGAGATCATTGGTGAGACTACGACTATTGATAATGTGGAAGTACCACGCTTGTTGTGGGTAAGACCTTTCAACATCTTCTACACCATGTCAGACAAGGGTAAAGAGTTAGAATACTACAAAGTATTCAACTCAGCAGCTAAACCTGACACAGTAGCGGATTGGGATGGGGTTATCGGCGCACCTTGTGCAGTTACCATTGATAATGTTCCCGCCAAAGATGGTAAGATATACGACAAGATCATAAACCTAACGGCTATACCTGTTAAGTATCAGGATAACGTAGAACCAAGCTTGTTTACTGACGGGTGTACTGGTGACTCAGAAGACGAGAACAACCCTGCACAGAAGGCTATGTACGGCCTGCCTAAGCACGTGCATGCAAAGCGTATACTAGAGGGTGATGAAGCTGAAGCTGCCCCAGTAGCAACAGTGCATGAATCCTTTGACGAAGACTGTCCTTTTTAGCAGTTGCCAACGTGACGTATGAGATAAGGCAGGGCAAGGCCGGACTCTAATAACCTGTAGCAACGTAATAGCTACGCCGGATTCTAGTAACCGGCAC